GTCTCTGCAAGCGTCTTCCTAATATACACTCCAACACCTGACGCAACCAAAAAGTCATTTGCTGCCTTTGCGAGAGAATGTAATATACCCCCGCCGCTTGATATTGCCGCTGCCTTGTGCGTACCGTCGTTGTTATGCTCAACGTTTGCGAGTCGGTTTAGTGTGTCGGATTTAGTCGGATGCCCTGCTCCTACCATTTCCTCTGTGTATTGAATGCGCTGATCTGCCATGTTCGCCTCCTCACGTTATATTAATATTCTGTTATATCTCTATCACTGCCTGCATGGATTGACCCGTCGGCCTTATAGCTGCCGTCTGCAAGATATGTCTGGATGTACGCGAATTGCCCGGTGTCCTCAAGCGTGTATGTTATCGACCGTTTCTTGAGATTAGGCTGTACCCCCGTTACGCGCCACAAGTGATTAATCAGTTGATCGCCCGCGCGGTCATATAACCGCTTAATCGTTGCAACGATAATATCCCCCACATCAACATGGATATTGGTTAGCGTAAGGTCATCGATTCTTACCATCCATAGCGGGTCTTTGAGCTTGGCAACAATGATGTCCTGTATAGCATTGACGGTTGTCAAGTCCCTGCACCAGTAAAAGCGGTAAGGCTGCGCCGGTTTCCGTATGCCGTATACCGATTGCGATATAGCGTCACCGTGTGCGCTATCGTCTGTATGGTAGTTAAATTCACTGCCTCGCGCGTAATCGTAGCCATATGATGCAGGACATTGATTAATGAGGTTTTCAAGCGTCTGCTCTCCCTCTGCGAAAACGATGTCTGAATATCTGAATATGGCCACCTTGTCGGCCTCGTTTACTGTGTTTGTCTCAATATCGAGACATAGCAGATTGTTTGCGTCAAGATAACAGGAGCCGAAGAAGGAACCCATCATCCTTTGGATTAATTCCCAAAACCCTATATCTTCGCCTATAACGCCCGCCGCCTTGTAAGATTGCGCCGTGAATGTTGCCTGTGCCTTTGCCTTGCTCGTGCTGTTGAAATTTGCTGATGTAAGGCTATTGTGAACGGTCAAGAAATCATAAATAATGTCAATGATATTCTCCATTAGCGTAGCCCCGCCGCTTGCCGTCGGCTTACCCTTACCCCGTGCCGTGATAATACTGCCTGTCTTTGGACTGGTAAATGTTATCGTTGCAATCGTGCCGAGCCCCTCATAATCATTGGCCTCGTCAAAGGTATATAATGCGCTATTCAACTCAAGATCATTCTCATAGATTGTAATAGTATTCCCGTTTGCCACGCTCAAGACTTCATGTGCCGCAAAACAATAGACAGGTTTGCCCCCTGCTGCGTCAACGTCAATGCAGGGCAAAACCCAGTTGCCGAGCGATCCGTCCGTTAAATCCCCATACACAATAGGTAAGCGGTCATTTGTATAGAGAGGTTCAGAATACCGCCCCGATCTTGTCAAGAAAAATGTATTGCCGAGGGTAAAGCGTTCCTCCGCATTGATTTCGACGCCGATTGACGTTGCCTTGATTGATGAAATGTACCCGTTAAATATCCTCAAATGGTCAGTATGCGGATCGCTGTCAAACCCGACATAAATTCTGACCTCCGAGTTAAGTAAGGGTTCGGAAGGTAGCATTTTTGTAAAATAATCATCGTGATCTGCAAGGGTAAAAGATATGTGCTGTAATTGCCTGTTCTGGTATGCGCCGATGATGTCCGTATTTGACGGTCTGATAGTCCGTGATAATTTGCCTATGCTGACAATGCGACCTTGTAAATCCAACATACCGTAATCACCCGCCCCCGCCGTATATGTTCCGTCTGCTGTTATTGTGCCGTCTGCAAGGCGAGGTGATTCCTCGGTAAAGCCGGAGTTAATTTCTTTAGTCGAATAGCCGCGCCACCCCATAGGCGTATTTATCATCACATATACAATAGGTGTTTCGCCTCGATGCAGCCCTTTATGGAGGGTTAAGGGTGTTCTATACACTGCGCATCACCTCTGATAATACAAGGGTTATATTGTTTTGGTCAATAAACGGCCTTACCCGTGAAAGACTTGTGATTTTCATCAACCAGAATGACGCCGGTACTGCGTAATCCTCGTTGAAGTAGATAGGCCTAAACACACCAGTTGAGCGCGTGCCTATCGCTGCAAGCATTGTTTTAATATAGGTAATATCGGTATCCGGCAAGCCTTTAAAATTAAGGGTAATTTTCTCCTGTATGTTGCCGAATCTGTCAAACTCAACCCCATACTTATTCTTTTCCTTGCTGCTTATAAATTCAAAATCTGTATTGGGTTCATAAGCAAAATTTCTTGTCAATTCGAGGTATGAACCGAGGAAAAGCTCGCCGATTTCAAGATAACTGTCCGTGTTCGCCGTGTCGGTAATTGATATGCGCCAATATCGTTTTGTTGTCGCTGCTGACAGGTAATGTAATATTTTGTCATCATTCCACGTCACGGCCTCCGAGAATTGAGCGGATCCGCCATCGCTATCAAACGTGGCTGCATCGTCGGCCTCAAGCAGCAAGGTTGCCCCGCTGGTAAAATTATGGTCATACAGCGCGAGTGCTTTGACCTCCTGTGCGCTGCCCAGGTCTATTGTTATCGTGTTTGGAGAGGATAACCCCGCCGACCTGTAACGATCATCCCGCCGCCAAGTTATCATCTTCCCGGCATTGAATAGGTTAATGGCCTTAAAATACCATTTATCTCCGACAACAAAATCATCACCGCTGCCGCTATCAAAATCAATATAAACGCCGTTATTCAATTCTGTTGCAGCAGCCGGAGTCGTTACCCCTGATGCGTTCCAAAGACCGCCGCCGTCCGACCATCTGAATGTTGCCTGCCCAACCTCTGCACCGCCTGCCACGCTGTCGATTTCAATCGTGTATTCTTTATCGACTGCGCCGGAATAATTACCCGTTGTGTTCATTACTGCTGATCCGGTGCCCTCTTTCAAGGCGGTCGTTACCGTGCCAAGCCGCAACGATGATACGGTTATCATGTCTTCAGAGGTGATAAGGTTGTTATACAACATTCTGCACTTGCTCATTGTCTATGCCCTCCAACCTCTGCGCTTGTATGTATCCAGTATGTCGCCCACCTTTTGAGCAAGCATGTTAATACCGTCGCTATCGCCATAAAAATTTTCTATGTGAATCGTTACATTTGCATCACCGCCACCACCACTTAACCGTTCCCTGTTCTCTTTTGCCGTCAACACTGCTTCTCCCTTATGTGCCCGTATCGGGAAATTATCATAAGGGACATAATCAAGACCGTCTCTTGCCGAGAAGGGGTTAATGTCAAACCGCCCTCTACCTGATATACCCCGCATTATCCCCGCAAGATTAGATAATAGTCCTCCATCATCAGCGCCCATATAGGTTACCTGCATATGACCTCCGGCATCTCCTCCGCCGGGGACAAGACCGTTAAATGCCTGCCCAAGAGCATAACGAATAACTGACTTAGCAGCCATAGTCATACCCTTATTAACTATTTTGTCCAATGTTGTAGGCATTGTGCCTGCCTCTTGCATTGCAGCCATCATGTCCTCTAATGTCGTAGTTGCATCATACCCCCACGCCGCTGATTCACCTGCATTAATACTGACAATTTCCCCTGCTGTTGTTCCGGGCTTATATAATTTAAACCAGTCTGATAATTTGCCACCTATGTATGTCATTGATGCCGCCATAGCAGCATTCTTGAATATATTCTCAATATCATCACCTTTAATGACACCGCCAAGAGCATTAGCTGCCCCAGCGCCAAGCCACGGCATACCGATAAGGCTGCCGAGCATTGCGCCTCCTGCTGTCATTATGCCCTGCCCGAGCATAGTTAATATACCACCTAAACCATTTCCAGCATTTGCCCCCCATTGCTGATTAATAGTAGCCTGTCCAGTACCATCATAAGCATTAAGTCCTAATACTCCCCATATGTCCTCACCACCCCAACGTTTACGATACCATCCATCATTAGATAATCCAAGTCCACCCCAACCCCCGACATATGCACTAACTGGAATACCGTTTTCGGATACACCAAGCCAACTCATATCATTAGATGGTACCCAATACCCCCCTGCATAAATATTTCGATATTGGTCTGCTGTTACATAGAATCCATGTGTCGGGTTATCGATAGCACCCCATGTTCCGGGTATACCTGCTGATGCAGGCCATGAAGACGGAGCATTCATTGTTGATAATGTTTGCAGAAAGTCTACTGCACCGCTTTTTAAATATGGGAAGAACCATTTACCGCTTGAGTTCTCTACTGTACCGCCCAAAAGCAAATCAAGAGGTATGTAGTATCTGCTACCTGCTGATGTATCAAGTGCAGTTGTTGGAGCCCACGTTCTACCGCCTAACGGTTCTCCTCCTCTATATCCGCTAATATAGACAAGGTTTTCTCCCTCAAACAATGTTGGATAACCCTTAGCCTTAGCCTCCTGAGCAATGAGTAAATTAGATGCAATTTTATCCATTTCATCGTGAAATACTGCAAGGTCTTTTTGTGCTTTTGCTATTAGATTTGGCGATATTCCCCCTGATTTGCTATCGTAAAACTCCGGCAATCCGGTTCTTGGATTAATTGTTCCTGAACCTCCAAGCATTTTTAATATTTTTGCTTCAGCAGGGTTAATATGTGCAAGCATTGTATCTCCAGACCTACCCTGTGACGCAAGACTTACAAGTGATGACGGTATTACAAACTCTCCCGGTGATAACATAGCATGGATAGAATCAATACTTGATGGTGTACCCGGAACAAGACCCCCCCTTGCAAATCCAAGTCCTTCTGTCCAATCATAATCGTATCCACTGCTACCGCTTCCACCGAATAAATCACCTGCAAAACCTAATACTTTCGATACGATGCCAATAACCTCTGACCCGCCTGATACCCATTCGGATTTGAACATCAACAATATGTCATGCGCTGCCGCCTCTATCACCATGTCGGAGATTTTTTTGGATAACGTCTGCAACATCTTGTCCCACATGGTATCCCAGTCAAAGCCGAGTTCGTTAATATTCCCTTTAAAAAGATTAAAGAAATTGTCTGATAATTGCGTCTTTGCCTCATCCGTAAATGTCTTTGTCACTTCATAGGCCGTGTTGCCCCAAGTGGTATGCTGTCTTGTCAATTCGAGTAGTGCCGCCTGCACGCCTGCTGTCCAGTCATCCCCTGCTTTGCCCATCTGGATATATGCCTTCTGCTGTTCATCGGCTACCCATTTGGCAAGCAGTACAGCATCACCACCATCTTTTATGCGTTTGGCAGCTTCTGCATCAATCTGCGCGATGCGCATCTGGTACGCTTCTTCTTCCATACCCTTTATGTTCTGTATCGCACTGTAATTTATATCGGCGCGGCGTTTAGCCTCGTTGAATTCTTTTTCAAGCCTGTTAGCTGCTGCATTGGCCGTTATCTGTGTCCGTGCAAGTTCGTATTGTTCCCATGAGATTGTTTCTTCTTGCAGCATTACATTGATTTTCCACAGCTTATCTTGTTCCTGTGCCGTTATCTTTGCCATCGCCCTTTCATTCTCATTCATGGCAAAGTCGGCTTCTTCCGACATTAATTTTTCATAATCATCTGTTGCTTTGCGCCTATGCTGCGCTATCTGCTCATTGGCTGCCTGCTGGATTTTTAAGACCTTTTCGGCTTCCTTCTGGTTAATCTCCGCCATTTTTGCCGATGTCCATTCCTGTATCTTTGTCTTATTAACACCGAGTTTCTCCCATTTGTCGGCCTGCTCCTGTATCTGTTCTTCAACGGTAAGGGTAAGTTTGTTGAGGTCTTTTTCTATCTGCTCGTTGGCATGTTTTAGGGCGGTTGCCCGTTCTTTATCAACTTCCTTCTGTATTTTGGCCGTCCCTGTAATATGCCCTCTAATTTTATCTTGCGCGGTTTGTGATGCCTTCGCCTGTTGCTCGTAACCCGTGATTGCATTGCTTATTCCGTCTGTTAATATCGTCCTGTTTTGTTCGCTTAATTCTACTATTTTATCCCAACTTTTTTTCGATTCATCATATGTCGTTTTTGCAAGGGTTAATTGTCCTGTGGCCAAAGCCCCTGACATAACAATAATATTCCCAAGCGCTTTACCCATTTCGTAAACAAGTGTTATCGAGTTTCCTAAAAACGCGCCTATAGGTTTCATCACGGCAAACACCCCGCCCCATCCATAGGCTATAACCCCGACAAGTTCACCAACATCTTTCAACATCGGGCCAAAGCCCGCTAATATGTTCCATACCGTGCTTACCGTATTAGAGACGATCGACCATCCAACGGCTACGCCTGATTGTATTACATCTTTATTTTCTTCAAGCCATTTGTTGATTTCTTTAGTAGAGGATATAATTTCATTGTATGCGCCCTGCATACCTCCCCTTAACACTTGTGTCACCGTAGTATCGATCGTTGATTTTACGGCCTGCCATTGATTTTCGAGTAGTGCAGTTGCAGGGCCAAAACCAACAAGCAACTCTCCGATATTTTCCAAGACAGTGCCTTCCGCCCGCCATGCCTTAAGATGTTTCTCTATTTCAGGATCTATGGCTTTTAATGTCTGCAACATCATTGATGTTGCTTCTTGTGAGCCTGTCATAACCGCCCGTATTTCAGAGTTAATTTGCTTCATTATCTCCTGCCCTTTTGTCATGACAGGCAGGGCGTTCGATATACGTGTGAAAGATTCGATTTGCTTTTGGTTGTTTGCATCAAGAAAAACGCCGGCACGTGCAAACGCGTTTGCAAGGGCAGTCGTTTCCTGACCGGACAAAAGGGTTTTTGCCGCTATATTCTCCAAGACAGGGACTATACCTTGAGAATATTCGAGCGCTTCCTTCCAGTGTTCGGCAAATGTCATTCCCTTAGCGCGTTCTGTGAACGTGACTACCATCGCCGCCATTGATGCTACAGACAGATTATATTCTTCTACCGCGTTGAATCCTTTGCTAAACGCCCCCGTAATAGCAGACCCCACCATATCAACGGCGCGCATCACCATTTGAGAGCCGATTATAGCAGCCGAAAAGTGGGCGGTTGTGCTGTCGGTAATCTGCTGCATAACAGTTTTGTGTGCCCCATACTGCTGTTCGTTTAATTGCTTTAATTTTGCGTTCTTGGCTTCTTCTGCGCGGATAATATCCTGAGTTGTGGACGTTGTAGAGTTCTTGATTAATGTAAGGGCGTTCTCGTAAGACCTCCTTTGAGCGTCAAATACCGCGTCTGATCTCGTGCCAAGCGTTTTCCATGATGTTTCTATGCCCTTTGCTGTGGCTTCGGTGGAGGTTAAATTTTCACTTAATTTCTGTTTGTAAATTTTGTCATCAAGTGACAGTTCCACAAAAACTGTGCCGAGCTTTGCCATTAGCCATTCTCCATGATTGACATAATCTGCCCCTTAGATGCGTTCAGAGCCGGGCGTAAAAATGGTTTAGCCTTCATTTTAACCGTGCCTTTTTCCACCATATGAGCGTAGAATGCGCCGCCCTTTAATCTGTTCCCTGCGTAGACCCTGATGTTCTGCTTAGGATCGCCTTTCAACCGTGCTACCCTGATGGTCGCTTTGAGTTTACCAGTGTCAACCGGTACTAATTGCCTGGCTTTTTCGCCAACAATTTCTCCGGCCCGTTCCAGTCTGTCCATTGCTTTCTTTTCAATTTCTGCTGTAACCTGTTCTGGATTCCACTGTATTTTCATCCATCACCCCGTGTTTTGTGCCACAGTCGCCTTACACTCTCAAGACATTTGCGTTGATCGCCGACATTGCAAATGTCCATGACAATCTTGATAGCCGGAATGGATATATCTACCGGTACATTGTTTTGCCCCGCTGTAATATATTGACGTCTCGTTACCATATACACCGCCGCTGTTTCTTCGTTCTCTGCTGCAAGTTCAACCCGGCAAGTCTCACAAGGGGGGCTTTCCGGAGGGGTTCTGCTTGCGTACATGTCTTTACACCCTGGGCAAGTGGCGGCGTATTCGTCCGCCCACTCTACCCAGTCAATCAGTTTTTTTCGAGTTCCTCCTTAGCCTTTACGCTTGCATCGCCAAGCATCTGCAAACAACGCCCGATAAATCTGTCAAACTCAGGTATGGCCATCAGTTTAAGTTTGTTTGCTCTATTGCATTCAATGGCTTTTCCCTTTGCGTTTAGCAGTCCTTCCCATGAGGTTATGGCATAGTCCCAAATGTCATCGCTTCGCTTTCTCACTTCTTCGGGCGGCAATTCTTCGTAATAGCCTACCCTTTCCATCGAGCGCGTGGCAGGGTTAAACACAAACTCAAACTTGCGTTTTCTGCTTGCCTGTAGCTCTTCGAGCTTTGGGGTGATGCTTCTTACACATACACGTCCGGCGTTGGGTTCCGGTTCGTCATATTCTATTTCGCCTTTTTCGTTCACGCGGCTTTTAAAATATGTGAACCATTCACCTTCGTTCTGTCTATCAATGTCAAAAATCATATAGCCCCCTTATTATACAAGCACCATTGCGCCGCCGGATACCTTGCCTTCAAAGCTGCATTTGCCGAGGCCGTTTCTTTCTGAATCAAGTTTGCATGCGCCTGTAATAAGAATATGCCCGCCGCTTGCCACTGTCCGGTATGAGGTTGAATTGACATAGAACCTCAGATCACCGCTGCCGAATTTTGAGGCGTTTAATGCTGCCGAATCAAGTAATGCCTGCCCTGTGGTATCAGTCGGATCATACAAAGCATCGCTTATGCTGATTGTGCCGGCGTCAGCCCCTAAAAAGTCAAATACATCAATGTCATCGCCAAATTCAGAAACATCCTGTGTCCTCCGGGTTAAGCCGCTAATCGAATATCTACCCGCACCCAGCACCTTATTGGTGCCGACAGTCACCTTCATAAACTCGCCTTTTAATACCGTTGCTCTTGTACCCATTTGCGTTACCTCCTTTATTGTATTTCATTGCCGCTGCTTAGTGCTCGTGCAATAGCATGTTCCCTCTGTTTCATCTTCATGGATTTGTAAAGTCTGTATGTGCTGTCATTCACTGCCAGAGTGGTCAAGTGATTTGACGGCACAGTAGTATCAACAAATATTCTGTATCCCGCCTGCTTTAAGTCCCAACAGAAGCCTATGTCTTCACCTATTACCCCGCCAATACTGTTATTAGGGTTTGGCCTGAATTTAAACCAGGGCGCAGGCATTTTACGGAATATCTGAGTGTCAAACATCAAGCACCCTGTACCCGTTGCATCTACTTCAACCAGTTCGCCATCCTCCCATTTATCCACGCTTTCATAGCCTTCAACCGGCGAACCTCTAAGCATAAGTGGGTCAAAGGGTGGATATCGCCTGTAACACAATGCCCCGACAATAGGTAATCTGTGAGACAAAAGACGCGGGATAGTCTCCCGGTGATATTCCATATCGGTGTCCAGCATAATCAAATGGCTGCACCCTTCGGTTAATGCCTGTTCAACGAGGTTGTTTCTTAATGCGTCTATTGGGCCGTTGTCCTGGTGCATGAAGATGTAATTCGGCCTGTCCATGACGGCAAAAGAGTAAAAGAACCCCGCCGGGACAAAAGGGAATGTCAAAGGGATTGCAATACCAAGTTTAAAATTGCTTATCTTCATGGATAGCCCTTTTTATGATCTCGACATCTGCATCCGAATCAACGACTATAACCCCGACGCTATGCCGGATGTTTTCGGGCAGCTTGTCACGGAAATCATTTCCGATAGCCTTCGCCATTTCAGCGGGTATGCGACCCTTAACTTTAATAAGTATCGTGTCATCTTTGCTGTATTCCAGTTGTTTTGTCTCTTCAATAAGTTCTTCAAACATGCCTGCCTCCTTATCTTTTCTTTGCTATGACATGGGTATGGATTATCATTAATGCCGGGTCAGGTTCGGTATCGGTGATGCTGACAATCTCGAAGTCCGCTTTAATACCGTAAAGATTTCTGTAAGCCGGTTCAGAATAATAAAGCCATGAATTTGCATTCCAGAATGATACATGCGTTGGGTCTTGGAATGCCCCGCGTCCGTCTGTGGAAGGGGTTGAACTTTCAAACACGCCGCCGGGTTTCAATACCCTGTAGATATCTTCTATCACAGGGATAACATGCCCTATGGGAATATGCTCAAGGAAATCATCAGCCCTTACCATATCAACAGAATTGTCGTCATACGGCAATCCGAAAGCAGCTACATCGCACACAAGGTCGGGCTTTACCTCTGGCCTGTTGTCAATATTGATAAATCCCTCAAGATGTCTATACCCGCAACCCAAGTTCAAACAAATACCTTGAGGCGTGGGGCTTGCATTTAACTCCTGTTTAAACCAGTCTTTGCCCCAGTTTTTTTCAAGGTGACGCTCGTTCTTGAAACATAGGTCTTTATAGTCAATGCCTTCCATATTAATAAAAGTCTGCGATCCTTCGTGGTGAACAAAGCAACCGAGGACAACGCCTATATTGTGGCCTGCTTGACGGGCACGCAAGCATATGTCTATTTCTTCGCCGCAGCACGGCCAGAGACTTTCATCAAAATACCCGATTTCATCAATAAGTGTTTTTCGGATCGCCATGCAGAAGCCTATTACCCAATTAACGGGCAGTACTTCATCGCCATATTCTTCTGCTTGTCCCTGAGCTACTTTATTGAGTTCGTTTTTGTCGCCGTAAAACTCAACGGCTATCTTTTGCAGACCCGCACAATAATTTGCTGTAGGCCCGACAATAGAATATTCATCAAGTGCCTTTTCGAGCATATCCGCCCATTTCGGAGTTACGATTACATCATTATTTAATAGTATGATAATGTCCCCTCTTGCTTCTTTTATGCCCTGGTTTATTGCTGCCGGGAATCCCTTATTCTCTTCATTTCTGATAATCAGGCACTCGGCAAAACCGGTAAACGGCGGTTTATATGGGGGGTTAGACCCGTTATCAACAACGATAATTTCACAATCCTGTGTGTTTTCCATGACGGCATAAATACATTCATTTGTCATGTCGTGCTGATTGAATACGGGGATAATAATTGATTTCAAAAAACCTCCTTAATCAAGTGATATTTTTATATCGTAGTCAACCGCCCAGTGCTTCACAGTTGCCACAGCGGATTGCACTGTAATTTCTTCAACCATTGTTGTAAGGTTTTGCCGGTTCATCCATATATGGGTGTAACCTGTAATGGTTAGGCTACATTCATCGAGCACCGCCGTCAGGTCATTATACATAGTGGATATTTCCGTAACCCCTGCCGATGCAGAAAAGAGGGAAAACTGAATAATTATGTTTTCAAAATCTTCGGTGAATGTCTTTTCTGGCACATCCGACACAATAAAAAAAACGACATAAGGGAATTCTGTGCCTTCCGGAGCTTCATCGAGAAATATGCGCCCGCCCACGTCGTTATAGAGTGCTGAACCGGACAGTTTAGTCATTATGGCGGACAAAAGGTTGTTCATTTATGCCGCCTCCTTCACAAGTATATCAAGCCATTTCCTTTCCATATTCGGGTTGATAATCGACACAATATTGTAATATCTGTTGCCGTGCTTAATGCGCCAGTTTGAACGGATATTTGCCCTGTAGCGCATTCTCACCCTGTGAGTAATGGTCATTGCCTGCCCCATAGCTTGGACGGTTTCCTTTGCCGATATTGGCCAAATGGCTGCATATACTGTCTGAGCATCGTTCCATGTAGTTGTAAAACCCCCCATTCCGTCTGCAACACGGGTTTGATATTGGAGCATCACACTGTGTTTAAGATCCCCAATACGCATTAATCAAACTCCTTCCACAATATCGCGCTTGTAAGCAGAGCAGCAACCGTCTTATTGGTTGAGTATGGTTCTATTGTCGGGTTGACAATCTGCGCTTCCCTGTTTTCGAATAAGTCTGAACATATCATTTTCACTGCTGTTCTTATCTTGCTTGGGATATTTGCCGCCGCCGTCCACCCGCAAACAAATTCAATGATAATTGGGTTTGAGGGGTATAGAGTTGCAGAAGGCCATGAACCACCATAGGGCAATACAATGCGCCCGTACCCTTCGCCGTTGGTTTCAACAAGATAATCGGTTGTAACGGTCATTGTTGTTTCCGTGCCGTCTGAGTCCTTGTATTTTATCGAGGTCACACTTTGCAGGTTCCCGAAAGGCAACACAATGTAATCCTTGTCGGAGGGGAACTCATTGAGGTAGTAATACCAGGTCTGAGTCAATAATGCTCTTCTGGTTACGTCCTCCACATATTCCCTTGCTGCCTGAATAATAGCTGTCAAAAGGTCATCCTCTGCCGTTGTTGCCGCATTGACAAGCACAGAAGTGCCGAACTCACAGGCCGCAAGCAAAACTTTTGAGGCTGTTCTGATATACCGCTTTGTGCCGGTATATTGTTTCTTATAGTCTGTGTTGTCGTTTGCCGTTGTGACCTGAGTAAATGCGCCGCCCGTCCAGTCCGTCCATGTCGTGCCGTCATCGGATTCTTGAATCTTGGTGTCAACCGTGCCCGTTGCACCATTTGTGCCATGATGGATAAGCACATCTGCCTCTTTGCCTATTACCTCAACTGCTGTTCCCACATGCGTAGTGTAGTTGTTCGCAATGGCCTTAGACCCGTAGGCAAGGCACTGCGTCAAGGTAAGGTTGCTGTCGAAAGTTTCGGAGTCGAGCTTTAAGTGCAGTTTTAAATCCGCAAGACTTAGGGGTTCTAACACCGGCGCTGTTTTCAGGACTACGTTCATAGGTTATTGCCTCTTGAATATCCTGCCAAGTATCGACATAACGAGTTGTACCACGCTATTGTCCTTAAGCGGACTCATGCCTATTATCTCGCTGAAAGCTGCGAACAATATCACAGCCGCCGTAAACCAGTTTTCCTGCATCCATTCCATATCAAGCCTCCTTCATGCTTTCAATCTGCTTCTTGCATCCTTGTGGTATCAAGGTCAATTTTCCATGACTGCCATATCCAACAGCCTTGCCACACTTGGTGCAAACTTTAAAGCTGTGAGTGCACCACCCTTTCGGATATTCTTCTTTCAGGTGTTCCGGTACTTGATGCGGCTCCTTAAAACACCCTTTACAAATGTCATGGTCTGCCTCAACTACGGTTAGCCATTTGTGGAATAGACACATATCAAGCCCCTACATTCATTTTGTTGATTTCAAACTGAGAATCATCAAATATCTGGTTGCCGCCGGATACCTTGCTGATACCGTTTGCCACAGTCGCTATGGTGTCAATCAGGACACTTACTGTTTCAGGGGTTATCTTCTCCCAGGTCTCCTTTTGCCCACCTGTAGATGCAACCTGCATACCCTCAACAAACCCTATTGCCCCAGCCTCAACTGCCGCCTTCTTGAGTGGGCCTGTGCCGTCGCCAAGTGCTTCTTCTGCCTGGTTCATCAATCCGAGTACCATCGGTACGACTGCCAAAGCAGCCGGAGGTATTGCCACGCCAAAGAGTGCCAGTATAGGAGTAATTACGCTTGCACTGCCTAAAATCCCTTTGATAAATGATAATGCTTTTGTAAATATCATGTTGCTGCCTCCTTAGATTTTGGGAATAACATCGCCCACGCCCTATCAAATACACCGCTTGGCAATGCCCTTCCATTCTCGTGATAAACCATCGCGTGCACCAGTCTGTGCATATCCTCATAAGTGAAGTCTATTACCGCATCCCTTTGTAGCCCTGATATAAGGGATACCACCTGAATATATGCCTCAACGTCATTTTCTGTTGCAGGCGCATAGACAGGAATGATTTTCTCTATCGTGTCAAGTCCTTTCCGCTTGATGTATGTCCGCAAAACAACGATCATCGCCCGTAGGCCATATTCAAGCGATACGAATTGCTCAAATGCTTTGTCTGTATTCTGTTCAACCGGTACTTTGCCCTGCCAAGCCATGCCGGTTATGCGAAGATTGCCGGGGTTATTATTCCTGAATCCGCGCGGGATTGTCATTGATGTCCCCCTTTAATCGCTGTCGGGATTACCACGTTGCCGCCGCCGTTGTGGAAATGGTGATTAACCCTGTCCCACATCTCGTTATGATCTTTCTCATTGTCCAGGCACATCCTGTCTATCTTGGCCAACAGTTCATTTTTGCCGGATCGCATAAAGCCGATAAGAAGCGTCACAAGG